CCGCTGCGCCACGTCCAGCGTTTTACACCGCTCCTCGCCTTGAGTTCACAAAGGCGAAATATCTAGAGGCATCCGTTCGCTCCAAAGTATTTGGAGATGACGAGTCTCGTCAGTACGTTATGGCTGCTGATGACACCACAAGCAACAACGCTGGTCTCATCCCAACACGTCAGCTAACTGAGGTAATCAATCCTCTATCAAATGCAGACCGCTCCACCATTGATGCAATTTCAAAGGGTGTTTTGCCAGATGCAGGAATGACTTTTGAAATTCCAAAGATTACAGCTGTACCAACAGTTGCAGATGTCAATGAGGCTCAGCCAATTGGCGAGACCGGAATGACAAATAACTTTTTGACTGTAAATGTCAATAAGTACGCAGGTGGTCAGACATTTAGCGTTGAGCTTTTGGATCGTTCTAACCCACTCTTCTTCGAAGAGCTTGTACGTCAGATGGAGTACGCATACGCACTAGCTACAGATAAATTCGTAGCAGATGCTTTGTTGGGTAACGGCCAAGCTGCCGCAACCGCACAGGATAATGATGCAGACGGTCTTCTAGGATTCGTTGCCGAAGCCTCAGCTGAGGTTTACAAGGATTCACTAGGCTTTGCTAAAAATATCATTGTAACCCCAGAACAATGGGCCAAGATTATGAGCTACAACGATGGCGGCCGTCCAATTTACAACGCATCTCAACCACAAAACGCTGGTGGTGTAGTAACACCTGACAGCCTACGCGGTCAAGTTGCAGGACTAAACCTTTATGTATCTCGCGCACTCGGATCACTAACAGTTGCTCACCCATCTCTTCCATTAGGCGATGGTTCAATGATTGTTGTTAATCCAGATGCTTACACTTGGTATGAGTCCTCACGTTTCCGTCTACAAACCAACGTAGCCCTAAACGGACAAATTGAAGTGGCTTACTACGGCTACGGCGCACTAGCAGTTAAAATCGCTGATGGTGCTGTCTACTTCAACAAGAACTAGAAACTGAAATAGTGACGGCCAGTCCGCTCCCGAGCTGGCCGCTCACCCAATTAACTTGAAAGGATAACGAGATGCCAACAATCGTCACAGCGTCAGAGTTGCGCACTATTCTTGGTGTCTCGTCATCCCTATATAACGATGCTTATCTAAACGACATTATTGATGCAGCTGAGGCTATTACGCTGCCGATGTTAGTTACCTACCGCTCCCGAATTGCCAAGGTTGAGCGTATGGATGACTTTGCTATTTTCACCTGTTCAGCTCCCCATCCATTTAGCGTTGGTCAATCAGTTATCATCACAGGAGTCAGTGCGACTTTTAACGGCACTCACACAATTACAGATGTGGGCCCTACTTTCTATTACAATTTCCCGACATATCCTTATCCAGCTACTTTTGATTACACATTACAAAATACAGACTTTTCTGTATCACTACCCGGCGCAGATGTAATTGAGTTTAATGTTATTCCTGCGGGTACTGTAACTCTTAGCGGCGCATCGACATATGTGGGTAACCCAGCAGTTGAAGCTGCGATATTAACAATCTGTGTAGAAATCTTCCAAGCTCGCACGGCTGCCGGTGGAGCGATTGAAGGCGTAGATTTTGCCGTAACACCTTACCGACTCTCTAAGAATTTACTCGCTAAAGTAACTGGCCTTCTCGGGCCTTATCTTGATGTTGAAACAATGGTGGGATAATGCCCAGCATTTCGGAGGATATTCGCGGCGCAATTAAAACGGCATTAGCTGGTGTCACTGCTAACGTTTATGATCACGTCCCAGAGGCGCCAATCGTTCCAGCGGTCGCAATAGTGCCTGACTCGCCTTATATGGAATTAGAAGTCTTAGGTAAAGTCACTACTCGCGTTAAATTGAATTACACCATTACCGCTTGTGTCGCTTACTTCTCTAACGCAGCTTCATTAGATAACCTTGAAAAACTGGTTCTTAGTATTCTTGGCGCGCTCAACGCGTCCAAGTACGAGCTATCGATAGTTGAAAAACCTTCGGTACTCACAGTCGGCACAACAAACCTGTTGTGTGCAGATATTCGCTTGAGCGTCCGCTACGAGCAAACCGCATAGGAGACCCAATGACAACAATCATCACAGGGCGCGATGTGACCTTCACACTTGACACGAAGCCATATGACGCTCAAACAACCTCAGCGACTTTGTCGGCTGAGACAATTATCGAGACCTATCAAACCCTTGATGGTCGCGCTTACAAGTCCGTTGATAAGCAATGGACCTTCACAATTGAACTCTTGCAGGACTGGGGAGCTAATCCAGCCTACGGCTCACTATTTGAGTCAATGTGGGCTAACGCTGAAACTGCACCTAACACACCAGTAGCGGTATCTTTTACAGCTGCTTCAGGTGCTAGCTTCAGCTTTAACGTATTGCCAATTTTCCCAAGCGCAGGTGGAGCAGCTCCAGGAGCACTCACTGATACTTGGACCTTGACTGTCGTAGGACAGCCTTCAGAGTCGTTCAGCTAATAGATCGGAGCATCGGGAGCAATGAAATTACCAATAACAATTGAATATAACTCAGGCGAAACAGAAACTTATTACGCTGCACCTCCTGAGTGGGCTAAGTGGGAAAAGAGCACGGGCAAAGTGGTTTCGAAACTTGATGAGGGAATCGGAATGTATGACCTGCTCTTTCTCGCTTATCACTCTATGAAGAGAGAAGCTGCTGGAAAGCCAGTCAAATCTTTCGAGATTTGGATGGAAACAGTCGCAGACGTTCAAGCCGGGGTGAATGACCCAAAAGCCACAAGCGCGGAAGTCTAGGCCGATTAATTGTGGAGCTAGCAATAGCGACACAAATACCGATGCAATACTGGACAGAAGCGGAAGATATACTAACAGCACTAGAGATTTTGGAGAAGCGAAACGGTGGCCGACAACGTTGAGTTTAGCGCGTATAGTAAGCGCGAGCTTGCTTCTCTGGCTAAGACATTTACAACTATGGGCGAAGAATCTGTCGAGTCTGCCCGTAAGGTTTCTTACGAAATTGCGAGCTTGGCAAAAACTGAAATCTCAAGCGCTGCCGCCACAAGAAGTAAAAACAACGCCGGAGCGCGCAGGGTTGCCGAGGGTGCATCAATCTCTCGTACTTCAAAGACAGGGCGTCTATCTTATGGTTTCGATGGTCAGCGTTTCTCTGGTGGGGGCTCAACCAAGATTTTATGGCGCGGGCTCGAATTCGGCTCCCGTAGATTTAAGCAATTTCCAGAATGGTCTGGTCGTTATGGGCGAGGATCAAGAGGTTGGTTTATCTATCCGTCACTTCGCAAAATTCAGCCTCAATTGACTTTGATGTGGATGAAAGAAGTCAATAACGTCATTAAGAACTGGAAGAACTAATGGCCCAAGATTATAGAACGTTAAAACTCGAGGTACTTGCCGAGACGAAGCAATTCGTTAAGGGAATGAATGACGCTAATAAAGAGACTGCAACCTTCGGCGATAAACTGGGCGATTTTGCTAAGAAGGCTGGTGCTGCACTTGCCTTAGTCGGTGCTGCCGCTGGTGCTATGGCCATCAAAGTCGGAAAAGAAGCAATCGCGGCCGCTTCAGATTTAGCCGAATCAACTTCCAAAGTCGGAGTTATCTTCGGCGATGTATCTGACGAGATTAGGAAATTTGCGGCTCAAGCTGCGACAAGCCTAGGACAGACCAGAATACAAGCACAGAACGCAGCTAGCACTTTTGCTACTTTTGGTAAGGCTGCTGGTCTGACCGGACAAGACCTATCTAAGTTTTCAATTGAATTTGTTAGGCTGGCTTCAGACCTAGCTTCATTCAATAACACCTCAGTAGATCAGGCAATTAACGCTTTAGGTGCTGCCCTACGCGGAGAAGCTGAGCCTATCCGCGCTTATGGTGTCTTGCTTAATGATGCGACTCTTAAAGCTAAAGCTATGGAGATGGGCATTTACTCAGGCACTGGCACACTAACTGCCCAACAAAAAGTCTTAGCAGCTCATCAAGTAGTGTTATCACAGACCACAGATGCACAAGGCGATTTTGCTCGTACTGCTGATGGAATGGCTAATAGCCAAAAGATATTGACGGCTCGTTTAGAAGAAGCCAAGATAACTCTCGGTGAGGCTCTGCTGCCTATTGCTCTTAACGTAGTTAATTTCTTTAATGATAAATTTTTACCAATAATCGAATCCCTATCTCGCGCCTTCAAAAATGAAGATGGCACTGGCATAACTGATCGAGTTTCTACTTTTGTCGATACAGCTCGAGATTTCCTCAATCCAATTATTGACGCAACTAGAGAAGCCTTCACAAAAGTTTCCGAAGCGATAACAACCAACAAAGGCAACTTTGAATCTATCCTAAACGCTGTAAAGGTTGTTTATGATTTCTTTGTAACTTATTTCGTACCATTCCTAAAGTTTCAGGTAGTCAATGCAATTGAGGGAATTGGCACAGCATTTTCGGCAGTGGCCAAGGTTGTCGGGCCGATAATTGGTTTTATTGGTGATGTAATTGGTGGAATTGTTACCACAGTAGATAAAGCAATTAAAGCCATTATCAATCTAGTTAATAATGCTATCGATGGAATCAACAAGGTTATTGCGGCTTACAACAGAATCAGCATTTTAGGAGATATCCCGTCAGTGCCTAAAATTGGCGCTTCAGGCGGTACAGGCAACACAAACACAGTCCCTAGCGGTAGCTTGCCATTCGGCGGCAAAACAGTAACCGGAACTAATACAACCACAGCCACTTCCGGCCTAACTAGCGGTCTGGTTGGCAATGCCCTTGGCACAGCTTTAGCAGCGGGACTAGGTGGTAAAACAACTGGCACAGGTGCTGGGACTGGTACGGAAATGACTTTAATCGAACGAGTCACTCAAGAGAATTTTTTGAAATCCTTGGAAACTAATTTTGATGTCAGCGCCGCGAGAAGAGGCGAAGAGGCCGACCGCCAAATTGTTATCAATGTCAATTCCCCTTCAATCATTGATCAAAATGGCTTTAGCGCAGCAGTCGTTGAAGCTCTTAATCAAACACAGCGCCGCACAGGTGGCGGGGGTAGTCAGCTAATCCAATGACAATCTGGTCGCCTACCTACCGAGTCGGAATAAATGGTTACACAGTCACAGGAGCGACCCTTAGCGGTCTGACTATTACATCTGGCCGCACTGACATTTATTCGCAACCTTTAGCGGGCTATTGCAATTTTTCAGTTATTGAAACCCTTGAGTCAAATATCCCTTACGAAATTAACGACCCTATTACCATCGAAGTCCAAGACTCCAACGGCAATTGGGTTAGCCTATTTGGCGGCTTTCTAACTGACGTCTCAATTACTGTCCAATACTCTGGCTCAACTGCCACCTCACAAAGAATTGAGATTATTGGCGTTGGATCACTAGCCCGCCTAAACCGAACTGTATTCACTGGCAACCTAGCCCATCAATTCGATGGCGACCGAATTTACGAATTATTAGCCGCTAGCCTTTTTGACTCTTGGGATGAAGTGCCAGCTGCTACGACTTGGGCCACTTATGACCCCACTGTGACTTGGGAGAACGCCGAAAACTCAGGTCTTGGAGATATTGACCAACCGGGTGATTACGAGCTTCATTCACAGAACAACGTCAATGACACTCTTTACAACCTAGTCACTTCTTACGCCACTTCAGCTCTTGGCTATGTCTATGAGGATGCTCAGGGTCGCATTGGTTATGCAGACTCAACTAGACGAGGCCAATACCTAGCGACTAACGGCTACGTCGAGTTAGACGGCAATCACGCAATTGGCCCAGCTTTCAGCATTAGTAAGCGAGCCGGTGACGTTCGCAATAATATTACTGTTGCTTATGGAGCCACCGGCAACTCTTTTGTAAATGACGATGATCCGACTTCGATAGCCCTATACGGCAATTTGGCCTCTACTGTTTTAACTACTTTGCGCAATCAAGGGGATGCTGAGACACAAGCAGCGTTCTATTTATCTATCCGAGCATTTCCCGAGTATTCGGTTAGACAAATGACCTTCCCGCTAGGCAACCCAGAAATTGATGACACCGACCGCGACTCGCTGTTAAATGTATTTATGGGCTTGCCCCTCGACATAGTCAATCTTCCAACTAATATGACGGACGGCAGATTTCAAGGCTTTGTCGAGGGATGGACTTGGACAGCTAACCTAAACAGCTTGAGCTTGACCCTTAACCTCTCACCTATCGCTTACTCGCTCCAAGCCTTCAAGTGGTCGAACGTTCCAGCTAATGAGACTTGGCAAACAATTAACCCAGCTATGAACTGGCTAGAGGCTACAATAATCGCCTAAAGGAGAACTATGGCAACGACAACAAATTATGGATGGGAAACCCCTGACGATACTGACCTCGTCAAGGACGGGGCGTCTGCTATTCGTACTCTCGGATCAGCGATTGATACAACTACGAAAAACCTGAATCCTGAAACGACTTTAGGCGATATTTCATATCGCTCGGCTACTGCCAATACCAATACTCGATTAGGAATTGGAAGTAGCGGACAGGTTTTAACCGTTTCGGGTGGTGTTCCTGCTTGGACGACAATTTCGGCGGGTGGACATACTTTGTTAGCTAGTGGATCTTTACCGGCGGCCAATACTTTAACTTTAAGCGCAATAAGTCAAGATTACGAGGATTTAGTTTTATTTTTGAGAAATCCTTATTTAACAGTTGATGACGATATAAAAATACAATTTAATACTACGGCAAATTCGAATTATCCCCAAATAACTTTCACTGCGAGCAATTCAACTTTTGCTTCATCCGCAGCAAATGGAATCGCTTTTATTGAGATTATGGGAATTTCTAATTCCATAGATAATATATCCAATCAAGCTAATAATGCTTATCTTAGAATTTTTGATTATGCCAATACTCTATCTGGAAAATCGTTCATAACACTTTCCCAATATAAAACACAAAGTTTAAGCGATAAAATTTTTGAGCAAATACAAGGCAGTTATTCATTAGCTACCGCGATTAGTTCAATTAAAATTTATACTGGCGCTGGTGATTTTGCCGGTGGCACTTACGAATTATGGGGGATTAAATAATGAGTAAACCAAAAATAAAAATTCACAACGTCACAACGAATGAAGAAATTGAACGCGAGATGAACGAGGAAGAATTAGCTCAGTATGAGGCTAATTTGTTAATCTCTGAATTAAAAAAAGAACAAAAAGCCCAAGCTGCAGCCGCTAAAACAGCACTTCTAGAAAAACTAGGCATAACTGAAGAAGAAGCCAAACTTCTACTTTCCTAATGGCCAAGCTCTCTAAAGCTGCCGCTCAATTGCGCGAGCAGATTGACGATGATTTTCCTAGCCGGAGCCGTAAATCAGACGGCTGGATAGCAGATCCTCGCCACTTTGCCAACAATCCATCCAGCGACCATATCCCCCGAAATGGCATCGTTCGCGCAATAGACATAGACGCAGATTTAGCAGATCACCCCGAAGCTACTTACGCACTTGTAGAACAGATTCGCAAATGCGCTAAGCGAGGCGATAAGCGAATTAAATACATAATCTACGATGGAAAGATTATGAGCCCAATTCTTAACTGGAAACGCAGACGGTACAGAGGCAGCAACCCGCACCGCTCGCATTTCCACGTCAGCTTTACAACTCTGGGAGACAACAACGGAAAATGGTTCGACCTAGAAGGAGAAAGACAAAATGCTAAACGATTTAAAAAAGGCAGCGGAGAGCTGGATCAAGACATTTCTAGCAGCAGCCCTAGCGACTTACCTCGCAGTCGGCCTAGATGTGAATGCAATTGTCAATGCCGCAATAGCATCAGTCTTGCCTAGCATCATCAACTGGCTTAACCCTAAGTACGAGCGTTACGGACGAGTCCGGTAATGGCTCCCGGGGATATTGCGGCTTTCATAGCCTCTGTTCTCGGATCTATCGGGTTACTTATCGCTGGTCTTAGATACATAATAAAACTTGAGAACCTTCCGCTGATTTCACGGCTTGACAAGTTAGAATCTACCCTTGAGTTAGCCCTACGGGAAAAGGTGGCAAAAAGTGGCACAAGCAAAGCGCGGCGTTAAGAAGCCAGTAAAGAAGGTTGCTAAAAAACGCCGCACAGTAAAAGAGCTACCAACCAAGTTAGATTTCTGGGCTATTGCTTGCAAGGAAATATATGAAACTTGCCGCCGGAATGGAATGGACGAAGGAACGGCTTTGGCTTTTGCTATGGATCGTTCGTCTTGGCCGGACTGGGTTATCGACCCTTCTGATCCGATTAAGAAAATCGGGTGGGAAGATGGCGAGGAGGACGTTTAATTTACCTCCGCGAGGTTGAACTATTCGAGGCTCTTAAGTCGATTTATCCGGACTTAACGCCACTATCAGCGACCGACCGAGCTGACGGCATTACCCACGATTCATATATCGAGATGAAGTGCCGCCGCACCCACTACCCAACGCTTTTGATAGAAAAGAAGAAGTGGGACTATCTGGCCGATATAAGGGCTAGAACGGGCGCTAGAACGCTTTATATCAACTCCACCCCACAAGGGGTCTATTGCTTTGACTTAGGGGCTCTAGAGGAGCCTCAGTGGGCTTTAAAGGCCCTTCCAGATAAGACTGACTTCGCCAATAGCGGGAAAGTGCAGAAGCTAGCTGGCTATCTAGACATCCGACTCGCCGAGCTGCTACTTGTATAAATCCATTTAATTAAATACATTTATCCCATCGCAAGGCAAACGTCCAAGCGATAGGGAGTCAAAATGAAGAACGAAATGCCTATGGCAGAGTTTCAAAAGTATGTTATTTCCAAGGCTAAATTGGTTATTTCAACCTATCCAGAAGAAAAAAATGCAGAAAAACTAGCAGAAATTGCATTTAAGGATGGTTTGGTAGCAGACAAGACTGAAGCGATGGCAGTATGGGGTCGCATTAAGCGAGAACTGCGTAATGGTTAATTTAATCAAATATGACACAACGAGTGGCGCTTGGTCGGATGGTAAAAATTACGTTAAAGGCCAATTAATTCGCAGATATGCGGTTGAGTCATTAGGCCGCAAATCAGTTAGAGGGCGTTTAAGTAAGCAAGAAATATCGGCTTACTGGCTGGACAGATTTGGAGTTAATGCCGATGTTCAGTGAGTATCAGGACGCAATAATCTTTAGCGCAACAATTCTTGGCTGGTGGTTATTACACAGAGCCATTTTGGGCATCAAAGCCAAAGCCTTTAACGATGGATACAAGAGAGGGAGAGCAAGTATAAATGTCAGAGAGATCGTTAAGTGACTGGCTCTCGGACGCTGGTAACACCCTCGAAGACCGGGGGATGGAATATGGTGACCCGAGACACAATTTATTACGCATTTACAAAATCTCGCGATTACTCGGTATTCAGCTCCGAGACCCAGCTGACGTTGCACTGGTGTTTATCGCGACAAAACTTAGCAGAATGGTGGAAAGTCCAGAGCGCGAGGATTCGTATCTCGACCTCATTGGATACGGATCTATCTTGGCTAGATGCAGATTTTCGAGCCCAGAAGATTGGGATGACGTTGAGTCTGACTCGGAACTCTAATCTGCATCAATGGTGTGACTATTGCAAATCTCGCTGGGGTCAATTAAAAGATGGCTCTTGGCATTTAAAAGCCCAAGTGCCAGCAGTCTGGAAAGTCCAAAGCGAGACACCTACCCGAAGAAGCCAGGTGCGGTTTTATTGCCAACCCTGTGCTAATGAGGCGCAAAATTGGCCAGATGGAACGTTCTGGTCATTAAAAGAACAATTAACTTATGCGATAGATCAATTCGCAGGACGGGAGAAATTAGATGTCGAATTACCTTGATGATTACGTTTCAGTGCAGGACAGGCTAAAGGAGTTTATTAATGCTTAC